TATCTATAAACCATCCTAATTAAGTATGGCTTACACCAGAAAGATAAAAGGCGTTGATTATACGCTCTATAAGGATGAAAAAGAGTTTAGGCGACATAACCCTAAGCAAACCATACAATCCGACTGGAGAGGGGCAAATACGGGCGACTGGATTAAAACGGATGATGGACAGGTAACCGTAGTTATTAAAAGGGGTAAAATAAAAACCAGAGATAGAAAAAAAGATAGAAAGGATGAATATATCAGGACTTTACTGGGGATGGCTAATATTAAAAGGACAATACATATTGAGGGAGAGCCAGTTCATGATATATGGCGGTTTGGGAAGAAGAACTGGTATGCTAAAATAAAAGACGGCAACTTATCCATATCTAAGCGTATATTTGCAAAGTATATAGCTAGTGGTATGAGACCGATTGATGCTTTTATGAAAGCTCATGAGAATACTAAAAGTTTAGATTATGCAAAACAAAAGACCAAGGTCTTATTAAAAAGTAAAAAGGTTAGACAGTTGATAGATAAAGAAATAGAATTGTTATTAAATGAAACTGGGATTACAAAATCTTATTTATTAGAAAAGACAAAAGATATTGTAGAAGCCTCTGGTTCAAGAGATTCAGATAAAATGAGAGCCATTGAAACATTAATGAAGATTTCAGGTATGTTAAATTCGGAAAAGAAAGTGGACTCTGTTTCATTGATACAGGAATTCACAGGATTCAGTCAGGAAAAGTTAGAAGCGTTTAAAGCGGGAGTATTGGCAGAACCAAAGCCAATGAAATTAAATGGAAAAAAAACCTAGTATCTATTTCCCGGTTCGATTAGCCTCTAGAAATGAATTAAGGGAATTAATTTATGGGACAAACTATTGTCCCGCCTGTGATTGTGAAGTTATTGGGAATACCGTTATGAGTAAATTACCATATTTAGACTCCACAAATAAACTAAGAGGCTGGATATGCGATATTTGTGAAAGTGTCTTTGATTTAAAAGACAATCTAGTTCAATTCGGCAGTTTTGACGGTAGTGACATTTACGAAGCTTAATGTCTGAAACATTTGAAAATTGGTGGAACAATGTTTTAAAGGTACATAACTATGCTACCGACCCTGATGACCCCCTACATTATTATGATTATAGAGCCGCATTTGAAGCTGGTGTACCAATCCCAAAAAAAGGAGAGCATTGGGTATCCAAATTTAAACACGATTTGCACAAAAATAGATTTGTTCCGGGTAGAGAATTAAATAAACCCGATATTGAATGGTGGGATAGTAAATATGATAAGCCAGCAAAAGCCAGTGAAGTTCTTTTATTTGATGCTATTAGGCAGAATTATGAAAGAAGATTAAAAAATAGATAATGCCTGTGCCATTTAAAAAAGATTTTAATATAACACCCAGCCCCAGTGATATGAAGGAAAGGGATGAAATTCTCCAGAACTCATATAATAACCTGATTTACTTTGGCAGAGCCTTTCTGCCCAATGATTTTTTAAAGAAGTCTGAATCAGCACCTTTCCATTACCAAATTGCCAAAGAATTGATAACTACCAAGCCGGGAGCTAGGATATGTAATATTATTCCAAGAGGTCATGGTAAATCTGTTATGGCAAAAGCTGCTATTATGCACAAACTATGTTTCTCTAAGACAGATGAACAGCATTTTATCGCTTGGGTGTCAGAAGAACAAGGTCAGGCAATAGACCACCTTAAATACCTGCGGAGTCATTTTGAGAATAATAAAATGATAAAATATTATTTTGGTACAATGGATGGTGGTTCTGTTGGAAAAAGATGGACAGAAAAAGATATTGTTACTGCAAAAGGCGATAGAATGATTGCAAAAGGTACTTCTCAGAGATTAAGAGGTCGTGCGGAGGTAGATGTTCGTTATACTGGTATTGTATTAGATGACTTTGAATCGGAATTGAATACCAAGACACCAGAACGCAGGTCTGAAATTAAAAAATGGATTGTATCTACAGTATATCCAGCATTAGAGGAGACCCCCGGTAATGAAGGCTGGATATGGCTTTGCGGTACGATTGTTCATTATGACTCTTATCTGCAAATGACTTATGATGGCTGGAGAAAAGCAAAGGAAGATGGGCGTGATTATCCTTGGACAGTAAATTTCTATAAAGCAATAGAGAATGGAAAGCCAATATGGGCATCCCAATTCTCAGAAAAGAAATTACAGGCTAAAAAGCGGGAGTTTATTGAAGCTGGTCTGGTGAATAAGTTTGCTCAGGAGTACATGAATGATGCTCGTGATATTACCAATGCTGCTTTTAAAATAGATAGAATTCAATACTACAACGGTACATTTAAAAAAGAAAGTAATATGCCTTACATTATTGATAAAGATGATGCTATTCCTATTAATGTTTATATTGGTGTAGACCTAGCTGCTACTGCCACAGAAACATCTGACTTTCAGGTAATTATGGTTATGGGTATTGATTCTAATAAGAATAGATATATTTTAGATTACTTCAGGGAAAGAATACCAACCTTTGATGTCCCAGCTAAAATTATAGAATATGCTAAGAAATATTCTCCTGTTAGAAGAGTTACCATTGAAACAGTTGCTGCTCAGGAGATGGTTCGAGATATGGTAACCAGAATGTCTGCCACAGAAAGAAGATTGATGCCGGGACTGTTTAAAGGTGTTAAACCACCAGCTAGGGTTAAAAAAGAAGATAGACTTGAAACAGCACTTGGTCAAATAGTGAATTCTAAAAAACTATACGTTTATAGACATATGACCGAATTAGTTGATGAATTCTTTGAACACCCTAAACCACGAAATGATGATTTAATGGATGGTCTTTATTATGCTGACTATTTTGCTCGCCCCCCTAAAACAGAAAAAATGGGCAAAGATGAATTAAAGGTTAAAAAGGACAAATTTGATTACTATAAAATCAAAAAAGCCTACAACTGGATGACTGGTTCAAAAGTTTAAATAATATTTGTATTTCTTTTGACATTATTCGTATAATACAATGAATGCCTAGATACTCTAAAAAATCAAAAGAGCGTCTTGCAAGCTGTGATGAGCGGCTTCAGGATGTCTTTAATGAAGTAATTAACTATGTTGACTGTTCTATTTTAGAGGGTCATCGTAGTAAAGAAAGGCAAAATAAATTATATGATGAAAATCGTACAAAAGTTAAGTATCCTAACGGTAGGCACAATTCTAGTCCTTCTAAAGCCGTTGACGTTACCCCTTATCCTGTTGATTGGGAAGACCGTGAAAGACAGACATTATTCGCTGGCTTTGTCCTTGGGCTTGCTAGGAACATGGGTATTCGTTTAAGGTGGGGCGGAGACTGGGATATGGATTTTCAGGTCATGGACAACCGCTTCGATGATTTTCCCCATTTTGAGGTTCGAGATTAAGTGGGTTGGGACACTAAAGTAACAGGATTACCAGTAGGTGGATATGTTATTAACCAAGAATCTTCAAAACTTAATAAACCAGTTTTGGAGGCAATGAAATTTGATAATTCAAAATATCCAACAACTCCCGGTGAAGTTGGTAATGAAGAATTTGTTTTTACACCGAAAGAAGTAGATATGTATGGTATAGATAGAATGGATGAATTAAATAACTCCGCAAAAGAGGCAGCTCATTCAAGTATTGATAATTTAATGGCAATGAATACCTTATCACAAATACCATCAATGGCTGGTGGAGGGAATATTGGGAATCCAATGTTACCGAGTTATGAAAATGGTGGAAAAGTTCCGGGTTATCAAGATGGTGGTGTTAGTGACGCTACTGCTACTTCTGCTATGGATGAACTTCTTGCTCAAGCTATGTTAGCAGAATCTGCTCAAGGTCAAAGTCAATATTCAATGGTAGATGCCGATAGAGTTGATGCAGAAGAAAATGAAATGATGGATATGTTAATGAGTATGGTTATTCCGGGTGCTGGTGTAGCTGGTACTACTAGAGGTGTTTTAAAGCAGCTAGGTAAAAGGGCTTTAAAAGATGTTTCTAAAAAAGAAGTGGTAAAAACACCAGTTAAGCATCTTTCAAAAATAGCTGGTTTAAAGCCATTTAAGCAAAAGGAAAAAGTTTTAGATAAAATAGCAAGTACAATGAAAGTTGCTCCCGGTAGAAAAGTAAAACAAACCCCAAGAGATTTATATGATTGGAAAGGTTATAAAGTTTTAGAAAATACACTACATAAACCATTTAATAAGATGGATTTAATAAATCCGGGTTATTTACAAAGGCATATTAATAAATTAGTAAAAATAAAAAAACCATCTCAATTAAAAAAAATCACCAGTGGTATTAAAACATCTGATGTAAAAAGGCATGATGTAGTTGATGCTCTTTATAAAAAAGGATTTTTAAATGTAAATGATTTAAAAAGACTATCTTTATCTTACAAGAAAAAAGGCAGAAGAGAGGCAATAGAAAATCTATTAAAAGAAGAAGGTTCTTCTTTATTTCCGGGTGCAGTTAGGGGTTATAAAACTGGTGGTAAAATTGATTTTAATAAGCCATTCGGAATGTCAATTTTAGAAGGTGAACAATCTGAATATGCAGATTCGCTAGGTTCTGAAAATAAAGAAGCTCTTCAAGAATTTCTACAAAAAGAATTACTACAAAGTATGATTACCGGAGAGAATAGACCTGAAAGAATTGAGAGAAGTCCAATGGAAGATGCTTATACAAGTGACCCCAATCCGGGCTTTGGTATAACCATCCTTGATGACCTTATAAGAAGGGCATTAGAACTACGTAGATTTGGGAAATTACCAGATTAATGGAAAAAGACCAAAGAGCGGAATATAACGAACAACTTTTCAGGCAATGGAGAGATGCTCGTTCAGATTGGGATACTGAAGCTAGGGAAGATATTGATTTCTATTTAGGTAATCATTTTACTGAGGATGAGTCTTCAGAGCTATCTGCAAGGAATCAAGCAGATGTCCCAATGGATAGAACTTCTGCTGCAATAGAAAAATTTAAAGCTGTTTTAACAGCAAGACCCCCAGCATTTACAATAACCCCTAGAGAAGACTCCGATGTTAAGGTTGCTTCTGTTTGGAGAACTATATTAGGATATGTTTGGCAAATATCCGATGGTGATTCACAGATGAAACAGGCAATTCATGATTATGCTACAACTGGTCTTGGTTATTTATATGCTTATGTTGATTCAGAATCAGATTTTGGTAGAGGTGATGTGAAGTTCACATACCTAGACCCCTTTAGAGTATACGTCTCTCCTTCTGCAAGAAACCGTTGGTGCGATGATGCTGACGGCATTATACTGTCTACCGTATTAACCCAAGAACAACTCATTAACCTCTACCCACAATTAGGGGATAGTGTAGACCCTGAATCAGGTGAAACTATCCCCGGATTAATTAATGAAATCTCTGAATA